AGACTAGAACAGATTCTGCTAGGAACTACTGGGTTTATTGTAGTTTTACTACTCAGTTTAGTTCTTAAAGTAGGTTAAGATGAGTAGAAAAGTCTCAGCTGCTATAACTAAAACTACTACTACTAAAGAAGTACTGTATACAGTTCCCGCTAATAATACTGGTTTTTGGCAACTGTTGTATGTGATTAGTACTGCTGGTACTGAAACACCTAAAGTTTACTGGTATGATAAATCTAAGAATTTAGAATATTTAATTCTTGCTGGTAAAAACTTAGGAGCTGGTGATTATCTTTTATTTACTGAAGCAGTAGTAGTTATTCAAGGCGGTGACGAAATTAGGATTGAACAGGCTGGTACTAATTCTGTTACCTACACAGTTACTATAGAACTTATTCAAGAGCAAGCAATTCAATTTCACGCATAGGAGAATAATATGCCAATGGTAGACGGAAAGAAATATCCTTACACTAAGAAGGGCAAGCAAGCAGCTGCTTCTGCTAAAATTAAAAAACTCAAAGAGGAAGGATATCCTCAGAAACAAGCAGTAGCTATTGGTCTAGTTATGACTGGAATGCCTAAGAAAAAGAAGAAGGCTAAGAAGTAATGCCTACAAAGTCTAAGGTTAATCAAGCAGGTGTTTACACTAAACCCACAATGCGTAAACGTCTGTTTGAAAAAATCAAGGCTGGTAGTAAAGGAGGAGACCCCGGAGAGTGGTCAGCAAGAAAAGCACAGCTACTAGCTAGAGAGTATAAGAAACAAGGCGGGGGTTATAAGTCTTGAAAAAAGATCCGCAGCAGTCCTTAAAAGACTGGACAGCACAGAAGTGGAGAACTTCAGATGGTACTCTTTCTAAAGGAAAGAAACGCTATCTACCTGATGCAGCATGGAAAGCATTAAGTCCATCAGAAAAGGCAGCAACTAATAAAGCAAAGGCAAAAGGAAACAAGGCTGGTAAACAGTTTGTTAAACAACCTAAAAAAATTGCTAAGAAAACGGCAGGATACAGATGAAAGATTCAAGACTAACAAGAGCTGGCGTTGCTGGGTATAATAAACCTAAACGCACTCCCAGTCACCCCACTAAGAGTCATGTAGTGGTAGCCAAGGAAGGTGATCAGGTTAAGACCATTCGCTTTGGGCAGCAAGGTGTCTCAGGGTCTCCCAAGAAGGCAGGAGAGTCCGAAGCCTACCGAAAGCGTAGAGAGTCTTTTAAGTCTAGGCACGCCCAGAACATCCAAAAAGGTAAGATGTCTGCTGCATATTGGGCAGATAAAGTTAAATGGTAGTTGACACGTACTAACTTCTATGGTATAATATTGTTATGACCTACTTACAATTAATAAATGATGTGTTAATTAGGCTTCGTGAAAACGAGGTTAGTACTGTTAGCCAGACTACTTACGCTAAAATGATTGGTAAGTTTATCAATGACATTAAGCGTGAGGTAGAAGACTCCTATGACTGGAACTCTCTGACGGATACCCTTACTGCCACTACTTCTTCAAGCCTATTTAACTATGTCTTAACTGGCTCTGGGGTCCGCTTCAGGGTTTTAAATGTTTTAAATGACACCAGTGATTGGTTCTTAGAGAACCCTACTGGGTCTTGGATGACTGATCGTTTTCTCTTTGGAACGCCTGAGAGCGGGTCTCCAAAGTATTATAGCTTTAACGGAGTAGACGCTAACGGAGATACTCAAGTAGATTTATACCCTATTCCAAACGGCGCATACAATATTCGTTTTAATATTATTAAGCCGCAGGCTGCTTTGTCCTCAGCATCGGATGTCATTAAGGTTCCTAGTGAGCCTGTCCTCTTTGGTGCTTATGCTAAAGCATTGGCTGAGCGTGGAGAAGATATGGGGCAAAACAGTTCAGAAGCTTACGCTTTATATCGTAAGTCTCTAGCAGACCATATTGCTATTGAGGCTAGTAGGTATCCCAACGAAACTTTATGGAATTTAGTATAAGTGGCTAAACCGCTTAGTGCAGTATCAGTAGCAGCTCCCGGATTCTTTGGTCTTAATACTCAAGAGTCTGGAGTTACTCTACCGCCCAACTTTGCTTATGAAGCTACTAACTGTGTAGTGGATAAGTTTGGGCGTATTGGTGCTCGTAAAGGCTGGACTAAAGTTAATTCAGCTTTGAACACTGACTTAAGTACTAACAAGATTCAAACAATATACGAGATAGTAAAAGAAGATGGGAATGTGGTTATATCTGCTGGTAATAATTATTTATTTACTGGTAGAGGAACTCTTACAACTGCTGTAGTTCGTAACAGCACAGACAGTGCAAACTTATCATATACTATTACTGATAACCACTGGCAGATTTCTTCTATTCCTTACGACACTGGATTAAACTCATCTTCTCATGCATACTTAGTACAGGCAGGACACCCTGCTTTAATCTATCACGAGCTTGGCGCAACTGCTCATGCTCATACTGGTAGCTACGGGTTTCAAAGATTAGCAGATATTGGAACTTTACCTAGTGGTTTTAGTGCATCTACCTTTACTCCTAACTGCGCTCTTGGTGCATATGGACGGATGTGGTATGCTGATATTACTGGAGATAAACAAACTGTTTACTTCAGTGATCTACTAAATGGTGATAACTTATCTACTGGTTCTTCTGGTAGCTTAAACATTGCTTCAGTTGTGCCAAACAATGACCCTATTGTAGCACTAGCATCACATAACAATTTTTTAATTATCTTTTGTAAGCGTAACATTTTAGTTTACTCAGGTGCAGATGACCCTGCTACACTAAGTTTAGCAGATACAATTAAAGGTATCGGCTGTGTAGCTCGTGACTCAGTTCAGAATACTGGTACAGATATTGTGTTCTTGTCGGATACTGGTGTGCGTAGTTTGCTTCGTGTCATTCAGGAAAAGTCTTTGCCATTTAGAGACTTGTCTAAGAATGTTCGTGATGATTTGATGTCATATGTAAACACTGAAACACCTAAGTTAATTAAAAGTGCTTACTCACCAAACGATGCATTCTATGTTCTGTCTTTACCCACTAGCGGGTTATCATATGTGTTTGATATGCGTACTGCTTTAGAGGACGGATCAGCACGAGTAACTACATGGACAAACATTAGTCCTACTGCTTTATGTGTTACTGAAGCAAGAGAACTATTAATTGGTAAAGCTGGATATATTGGTAAGTACGGTGGGTATGCTGATGATACTGCTAGCTATCGTATGATTTATCACACAAGCTTCTTTGACTTTGGTGAATCTACTGTAGTTAAAATTTTAAAGAAGATTAATGTTATTGTATTTGGTGGAGCAGCTCAGAACTTTATTGTTAAGTGGGGCTATGATTATGGTGGTTTGAATTATAATTCAACTCTATCGTTATTAAATGCTACTGTTGCTCAGTATGGTATTGCTGAGTACAACACCACTGCAGAGTATGCTGGTTCAGAAAACATTAATCAATTACATACCTCTGGTATGGGATATGGTAAAGTATTACAGGTTGGTTTTGAGGTTGAGATTTTAGACAGTGCAATGTCTATTCAAAAGTTTGATGTCTTTGTTAAAGGTGGAAGGACTATCTAATGAGTAATTACACAAAAGCTACGGACTTTGCAGCCAAGGATTCGTTGGCTTCTGGTAATCCTGCAAAGATTGTTAAGGGCACAGAGATTAACACTGAGTTTGCTAACATTGAGGTTGCTGTCAATAGCAAACTTGATGGTACTTTCTCTGCATTAAATACTTTGATGTCTGGAAATACTCTAACTAATGGGACTATCAGTGGCGGTACATATTGATCCTGATGATAAAAAGGTTCCTGTCTGTGTTAGAGATGAATATATTATTTACATAGAAAGAGTTGGACTAGCAAACTGGATGCACGCTGATGTTATAAAATGGACACCAGCAATCTTTAAAAAGTTTGATAAAGATTTAGATACTATCTTTGAAATGCATGGTGGTCCAATGTTCATTATGATTAATAAAGAAAATAAAAAGTTACAGAAGTTTGGAAAGATGTTTAGCTTCTGGCCCTATAAAGAAGTACAGTGTTATGATGGTATTACAAGACTTGCATTCAGGAGAGCATAATGGGTGATATAATTAATGCAGTATCGGACGTATTTGGATTTGGTCCATCGTCTAAAGCTGCAGAAGCGCAAACACAATCTGCAGGAATTGCAGCAGCAGGTTCTGAAGCCGCTGCTCGTATTGCTGCAGATGCTGCAAAGTTTAGACCATATAATGTTCGTACAGCATTAGGTGGTGTAACCTTTGGAGATCAAACTCTTGGGATTGATTATGACCCAGCCTTAGCTGCATATAGGTCTGCTTTATTTAGACAAGCTGGAGCTGTTCTTCCACAAGATATTGCTGCAGCAGAAGAGTCAGAATATCAGAAGCTTAGAACAGCAGCTGCACCGGGAGTCCAACAGCAATACTCTCAGCTTGGTACAAGTCTTTTCCGTACTGGTAGACAAGGTTTAGATATTTATGGGTCTAATCCAGAGTTGCGTGCATTTCAGCAGGCTCAGATTGATAAAGAAACTCAGTTACGGGAGCAAGCTAAGGCTAACGTAGCAGGACGAATAGCGCAATCTACTGGTTTGTTTACTTCGGGTGTTGGTGTTGAGCAGGCAATGCTACAGCCTCTTGAGATTGGCGCACAGCTTGGTGGAAGATCTGCAGCTGCAGGAGCTACTGCTGGTGGTTTCTTACTTAAAGGTGGTATGGAGGCTGCATCAGCTCAAGCAGCGGGTGCTCGTCAGGCTGGTTTAATTGCAGCACAATCCCAACAAAACTTGTTTGGTGCGCTGCCTTCTTATAGAGATATACAATCACAAGGCGGTTTTGGTTCTTACTTTGGTAACTTGTTTGGTCCTCCAGCTGGTTCAATAAGCAGTACTTATGGTCCAATAGGTGGAACAACAGATAATCCGTGGTACGGTTAAGGGGCATTTATGGCTAACGGTCAATCATTATTAGGTACAATGTTTCAGACACCTGCAGAGGTTGAAAGACAACGACAGCAACGTCTATTTGAACAAGCTCGTCAGTCAGCTGCTCTAACACCTGAGCAACAAGGTGCGTTTATTGCTGCTCGTTCTGGTCAAATGACTGGGCGTTTACTGAGCGATGTTGCTGGCTTTGAAGATCCAGAGTTAAAGAAAGCTCGTGAGCTACAAGGCATTGTAAACGAAGTAAAAAATAGTTTATCTGCTGCAGACCAGCAAGACCCAGCGAAGGTGTACTCAGCACTAGCTAAGCGTGCAGGAGAGCTTGGATACACACGAGAGTCTATGATGTTAGCTGATGAGGCTACTCGTAGGTCCAGAGAGTCTGAAGAGTTTGGAATGAGGAAACAAGAGTTTGACCTTAAGAAACAAAAGATTGAACAAGGCGAATTAACTAATATGATCACCAAAAAAGGTGACGCTGTTATTCAAAAAGGTGGTCAACTCTACGTTCAAAAAGTTGATGATGAAGGTAAGGTAAGTTTAGAGCCTTATAAGAAGAGTACTCATGGTGCGTTTGAAACCAAGTCTGAATACTCAGGTGCTGGGGCTGGTGGTGGTGTCATAACTAAACCAGTATACAACCCCGGTGGCATTGTTATTGGATACGACATTCTTGATAAAAACGGTACGTTCTTACGAAGAGAATTATTTAAAGACCGTGGCGGTAAAGGCGAAGCAGCATCAACTGCACCTGCCCCTACTACTGCTCCTTCTAAAAAAGAAAGACCTAGCATAGGCTCAGCTTTGTTTCCTTCTAGAGGACAATAATGGCAGTCGCTAATATCTTAGCAGCTAAACGTGCAGGATATTCAGACCAAGAGATTGCTCAGTATCTTTCTGAACAAGCTGGAGCTGATTATCAAAGTGCAGTATCAGCTGGCTACAATGACAAAGAGATAATATCTCATTTAAATAAACAAGATCTTTCCTTTGGCGAAGCTTTTATGGCTGGCGCTAAAGCAGAGGCTTTGTCTGAGGTTACTGGCGCTAAGCAGATAGTAACTGGAGAAGTTAGCCCGGAGCAAGTAGAGAAAGAAAATTTAGCTCGTCAAGCATTTCAAGAGCGTCCTATTGCTACTGGCTTGGGTATGGTGGCTGGAGGATTAATCAATCCATCTACACTAATCCCCGGTTCTTTGCTATTTAAAGGAGCTAAAGGACTAGCTACTGGAGGCGCTGTAGCTGGAGGCGTTTCTGGAGCTGTCCGTCCTATCTACACAGAAGAGGATATGGGACGGGGTACTGGTGCTGTCGTAGGCGCTGCTGCGGGAGGAGCATTAGGATTTGGTCTAGGAAAAGCAGTAGAACGCTTTGGGTCTAAGGCTGGCAAAGTAGAAGCTGATAACATTC